ATGGAGCGAAAAGATTTAAGTCGATTAGAGTGGCTTAAACACGCTCAAGAAGAAGCAATGGATTTAGCTGTGTACTTGCAGAAGTTAATCGAACTTGAGGAAAGTAAACCGTTTCGATACGAATGGAATACAACTAAAATAGAGGACAATTAGTCCTCTATTTTTTTAGCTACCACAAGCCTCGCAATCTTCATCATCAATGCCACACGTTTCAGGTTGTTCCTGGTCGGTTAAGTCTTGAATCCAATTACCGAATACATCTTCAGCTACTTCTTCGGGTGTTTTTTTGTTTCCTTTATCCATTCTTTTGGTATTGTTTTATCTGCCCACTTGATGTTGTGTTTATCGCACCATTCAGAGTAGGTCGTTTTACTTCCTTTAAATAACTTATTTGTGTGCCTTTGAAAAACCATTCTAATATCTTTGTCAGGATGCTGAGATATTACTAATAACATCTTTTTTCTGTCGTTAGATGTGAACCTACCCTTTAACTCCAATATAATACCATTCGGTAAAATAACATCAGGAGTATATTTACGTTGCTCTGAAACTTCATAATATAAGTTGATAGTTTCATAATCAAAAGGTATGCCTTGTTCATCAAGCTGTTCACATACATCTTTTTCATAATTACTTCTGAATCTTAGCGTTGGGGTTATTTTCATAGTATGTTTTTCTATTATGGCACTTGTGACAAAGCCCTTGTAAGTTAGATTCCTTTAATGGTTCACCTCCCATCTTAATAGGTTTAATGTGGTCTACTACATCTGCTGGAGTAACTTCCCCTTTATCGGCACAATGTACGCATAATGGATTTAAGGACAAAATATATGTACGCATCTTTCGCCAAGGTGCTTTACGATAAAACGAAGTATCACCACCCCAAGATTCATTCTTAGGTCTAGTTTTTCTTGGTTTAGGTAGCCTCGGCATATAATAGATTAAGATATAGTTAGTTTAAATCCTTCTCCATTGGTGATTTCCAATAAGTCATTGATAGTCCTTCGTGATGCTGTAATATCCAACAAAGAGTCCCCGTTGATTTGTGCAAACCTAGAGCCAAGCAAAATGCACCCTCTTGTGTCGGTATTATAGTTTCCGTGGTGAATAAGTATGTATCTTCTATTGGGAACATCATCTAATATAAAATGTTTTTTGTATTTATCCGAAGTTCTTGGCAAAACTTTATAAACACCTTTAGGAACACAACTAATATTAGTCATATTATGTTCATAAGGTAACTCTAAAGTAACGCACTCAAAAACCTTATCTAAGCCATTCCACAAAGTGAAATGACCTAGAGTTTGGTCTATTCCTTCATCAAGTCTATTAAGATACGCTTTCAGCATCTAAAAATAAATTTGTTTGTACTAAATCTTTAGCTTCTTGCTTTGTCATTACAGAGTTATAAGGAAATTCTTTTCCCTCACCCATAGCGATTAAATCTGAAAGTTCTCCTTTTAATAGAGAAAACTCACCTTTAATTATAGCAACCTTTTCAGAGTTAGGTACACCTGGCTTATCCCAATTAAGACTCTTTCGTACCCAACAAAACGCTCCTGACTCTTCAGCTTCTTCCCAAGATTCAGGTACATTTATTGTAACCTCACCCTCTTCATCAAACGATTTAGTTGAGTATTTACCTAATAAATTATCAGGTATAGCTTTCTTAAAATCTTCTTTAGTAATACTAAAGTATAAGTTGTAATTACCTGTCATCGCTAGTGTTTTTATTTGATAATACTATCATAGTTAATATAGCTCTTAAATCTTCAGAACTAATTGAACCTGCTCCACCTTGAAATAAATCTTCAATTGAGTCAAGTAATTCTGCTCTAGTTCGTTTATCACTAGCACCAACAGGAACTTTTGTATCTCTGTTTGTTCCTACTAAGGATTTGTATGGATTTCTTGTACCTGAACTTTTATAATCTCGTTTTGCCATTTCTATTTATTTATAATCCGTAATCTGATGAGAAGTCATCACTAAATGATGAACCTGCTTTGTGTTGATTTAATCCTGCGTTGTAGTTTTGTTTTACTTCGTCTGATGATAAAACTCTATTATACACTCTAATATCATCTATAAGAGCATTTGAATAATCGCCTGACTGATTAGAGCCAATATACACATTTCCTGAATTAGCAAATTTTTGAGTTACTGTTTGTGATGATTTTGGAGTTGAATCATCATTAATGTAACACTTTAAAGTACCACTACTTTCAGTTATACAAAAGTAAGTCCAAGCATTAAGTGTAATAGCAGACAATAGTTTTTCTGAATCTGTACTATTAAAGTATTTAAGCTGAGAATTTCTAATATATACTTCAAAATTATCTTGCGTTAGTTTAGTAAGGATAGCCTCATAATTGCTTGAATTATTTGTGCTATAAAACCAACCATCAATAGAGTAATTAGTAATATCTAAACTACTATCAGAGTCTACCTTTGCATAACCACTTCCATCTAAATTTAAACTATGCTCTCTAAGCCGAACATCGTTATCTCTGATGTCTTTAGAAGGGTCTTCAGGGTCTGCTATTAGAGTAACCACATCTGAACCTATCGTTGGCTTACTCCAATCCATCAAACCAAGTTGAGGTATAGTGGCTTGCCTAAGAGAAGCAGTTGCACCATTTATAGTACCATTATTGCCCTCTCCCGAACTATCGTAAACGACTCCCCCTGCACCCTCGCTCAAGTGCCAATATCCTTTTAGATTAGATAAGGCAATAGTCGAAGCAGCTCTATCCGTTACAAGGTGCTGAGGATTATCGTAGTCAAAGGTTACATCGGCTTGAGTCCAGGCTACATCGTAGAGTTGAACATCTGATAGTTTTGCAGGTAGGAATCTATCTGAATTAAACTGACCAATATAACTTGCTGAAGCTGTGGTTGAAATAGCAGGAGTAGTTTTAGAATCTATTAAAGTTCCATCTATATATAATTTTGTTGTTGTGCCTGAAATTGTAACAACAAATCTTTGATATTTACCTGAGGGGTCAGATAACCCAGTAAACTGAGCAACAGAACCATCAACATTAGGATAAACTTGTATCTCATTATTGTCGTGAAACCATACATTTGACTTACCATATCTTATCACTGCTCTATCTCCTGTGCTACTTGTTAATGTAGGATTACACCAAAAAGCAAAAGTAGCAGCAGAAGTATTAGGCATTGATTGTGAGCCTAAATCTACATAATCATTAACCCCATCAAAGCTAAGTGCCTTTCCTGTGTATAAAGTAGCGTTGTTTGAGTTACCTGAAGTATCGCTTCCACTACTCTCGAAAGGTAGCCACATTTTTAGTCCGTCTTTGACTATACTAAGAACCCTTCGGACAATAGAGTTAAGTGTATTTGTTAGTTTTATTAACATAACCTAAATTTTTTAAAGGTTAGTATAAAGCAATAATATCACCAGCAGATGTTCCTGTATTATAAACTTTTTTAACTTGAACAGCTAAAACTGAACCATCTGCTACATTTTTAAATGTAACTGTATCGCCTGATACTGTATCTACTTTTATGTTACCACCCGTCCCAATATATAATACTGCTCCTGGTATAGCTAATGTTTCTTGTGTAGCTGGAACTACATCTACAGCTTTAATTGCTTGTTGAGTTACTTTATTAGTTGGTACAAATCCCATAATTCCTTAATTTTTTAAAGGGTTTTTAATTACTATTTTTGTTTTGACACTTTTTACATTTTTCACCTCCTAAAAAGCACAGAGGTAGTACAGCTATTAAAGCCAATACAAGAACTTGCCAAGTGATTCCACTTGAATCAATCTGACTAACAGCACCTAAAGCTAAAACACCCGATACTGTTCGTTTCGATGACCACTTTCCTTTATGGTCTTTAAACATCTCAGGGAGTATAGATACAACGCCTTTAGCGATTAGTTTTGAACCGAATCCTGGCATAATATTTATTTTTTAGAGTTATTAGATGATTGCTCATTGTTCTTTATGAAGAACGCAATTAAATCATCTAAATATCCGAAAACTTTATTGTCATTAATCGAAGGAGTTAATCTTACTACGATTCTAGCTACTGCTAAAATTGCTAATAATAACTCAGCTCCATTGGCTAATAAAAAATCTAATAGTTGTTGCATAATTTTTGTGTTTATTTGTTTATAAATCCTTTAGTAAAGGTGGGAAAATCTAGCTGAAAAAGGTAGCGAAAAACTAGAAATTCACAGCACCCTTACTTTTTATCTTTATTTCTTAATTTTTCTACCCACTTGTAAATACCAAATGATATTGCTAAACATAGAGATAATATTCTTAACCATTGCTCTACATCAGATAAACTTAATCCGATTGCCATTACTTGAGCAAATCCCATTTCTATTGTATTCTTATCCATTATTAAATTTCTTGTAGTGTTAGTTTAGCTCCGTAAATTTTATCTAGGCTACTTTTAAATTCTAACTCTATAATTAAATACTGTCCTAAAACACTAACCCAAGGAGTAGAAAAATTTATTGCAGTATTTGCTGCTCCTGTATATAAAGATGAAGTTGTACTATTAGATGAGTTAGCACTATAAACTTCAACATCTCTATTTTGGTTACAATTAACAAGAACTTCTGTAACTTTGTAGTTTAAAGGAATAAAAGTAGAAGCAAAAGCTTTATTTCCTCTAGTAAGAGAACTCTGTTGTATAGAACCCAAGTTATCACTTGTGTACATAACAAAATTAGCCGAATTTGTAGTGGTAAACCTATCAGGAGTTAAATATAAGGCTGTAGTAGTTACACCTGGTGCGTTAATACTACCTAGATTATCAGCTATAGCTAATCTTGATAATATTAATTTATTACCAGCAGAATAGGTGTATTGTGGATTCCAAGCACCTATTGAAAGAGATGTATCACCTACTGATGCAGCTGCAGAAAGTTGTACAATTTCATAATTTCTTTCTGAAGAATTAGATTGAATTATAATTTTAGCTCCTTGTGGAATATCACTTACAATTCCACCTCCTGTTCCTGTTACTGTTATGCTTGTTTTTTGTGTATTTAAAGGAGAAAAATTTTCGTTTACAGAACCAAATGAATCAATATTAACTAAGTTTATTAATCCTAAACCACCAGTATTACCAGTTCCAATCTCATTACCTTCGTAACCCCCTCCAGGAGTAGTAGGGTCATCAACAGTTACAATTGTTGGGTCTGTAATTGGAGCAATCATTTGACCTAAAAAAGCAAATTCACCTTTATTAGCTAAATAAGTTAATGTATTCCAAGCATAAATTTCATTAAAAACATCTCCACCATCTTCATTTGTATAAGCTCTGTTTAATCCTTGAGAAAGATACATAGGATTAGCTGTTGCAGAATTTTGAGGTGTTATTATTTTTGAATTTAAAACTTCTAAAGGTCTATAATTATATTTTAATATTACATCTGTAATTAACTTATGTATCTTGTAAGCATTACCACTTGCATCAATTTTCCAAGTTTGTGATTGAACTAAATTTGCTCCATCTAAAACCCAAATAGCTCTTAATGGATTTATGTTGGTTGGTCCATCACCAAATATTACATTATCTAAAACTAATTCTTCAGGATTATTTGAAGCTTGACTATTTTCTGATACATAAGAATCAACTACAGAACCTATAAATGGTTCATCATCTTGATAAGCATATACCTCTATTGAATCTAATTCAGGCTCTACTGTATATCCATCAAATAAATCTCTATCATAAATTGTTGTTCCATCTGCACTTTCTATACCAAACCAATTGTTAGTACCTGTCATTTGGTCGTTACTATAATCAGCCGACCAAGTTCCTTCATAATCATTATATATATGAAAACCTGATGCAGATGCAACAGGGCAAGTATCTGAAAAAGCAGTAGTTTCAAAATGATATATAACTTCTTCTTCTGATGTTTTGGGTAATAAAAAAGTCGGTGTTTTAAATATTATAGCGTTATTGAGAGAAGTATCATCATTGCTTGTTACCCAAGTTGCTCCTGTACTTCCTATTGTTGGGGTAGGACTTGGACCATCTACAGGGTTAACAGGGTCATTTCTTTTGAAAAAAGCATTGCTAGTTGCTACCCCATCACTAGAAGGTGCTTTCAACCAAAAAGGCATTACAACACGCCCATAAAAATCATTTGAAGGCATAGGAGTATCACAATTTGCTGAAGATACACTTGGAGTTCTTTTTACTTTTATTGAAAAAACAAACTTAACCTTAAAGTTAATATTTTGAGATGCTGTAAAAAACCCTAATAAGTTTGGACCATTCATACTTTGACCAAATGGAATCCATCCTGTGTTTGGTGCAGTCCAAATAGGAAAGTAATTCATTGGATATAAGTCACCATCACTATCCTCAAATAAATCCCATTTTATTTTACAAGAACTTAATTTATTACCATAAGTTTTAGTTCTTTGAAAAAATCCTGGTTTTGCCTGAGCAGTAGGCAAAGCTGTAGAAAAAACTGAATATTCCCCTGCTAAGTTATTTGTACCAATACTTTCTGTTGAACCATTTGTAGTACCATCTTTCTTATACAAAAAATAATTATTGGTAGATTCAAGTCGGTGAAATTGAGTGAAGTAATATTTACCTCTATTGTGTAAAAATCTACATTGAAATAGCTTTGTTATAGCATTTAAAACATCATAATATGTACTAAATTTAACTTGATTACTTTCATCTAAAGTGCTAAAAGGGTCTTGATATAATGATGTTTTAGCACAAACATCATCTGATGATGTATGAACATTTGATTCAAACCAATTAACTCTAGTAGCTAAAATATTATCTGTAGTAGACATAGCACCACCAACATCCATTTTACCTAAAATTTTAGATAAAAAAGCAATAATACTAATTCTACCCTGAGAAATAGAACCATTATTATTTTTAAAGTCTATTGTCTTTAAATTTTCTATACCATCAACTGCTGATATTGAAAAATCAAATGGATAAGGTCCATCCTGTTTAGTAAGTAATTGCTTATTTATAAATCCTAACCAATATAAATTATAATTGTTTCCATCAGGAGTATTTGGTGGGGTTGTTAAACTACTATAAGTTTCATCAAGAAAAACTTTAATAACAAATCTATCATTGTCTGCACCTGCTAAATCAGTAATAAAAGCTCTTAAAGTGGAGTTATCCACATTCATTGTAAACCTTAGATTAGATGCTTTTATTAAGTTATAAGTTTTATCACCTCCTGTATATTGTAATTGAAATCCATTATTTCTAACTACAAAATCTGTTACAGAACCCGAAAATGTTGAATCGTGAATTTCTATTTTATATAGTTCCTTTCTTATATTACGGAACTCACTTTTAAATCTTAAAGCCATATACCTTTTTTAGAATGAAGAGTCGAAATTTCTACCACCTTTTTGTCGTGCTATGTCATTGCCCCTTACTGTAGCTATTTGTATTCCTTCTGAATCTAAATGACCAGTAACATTAACATCAATACTTTGACCACCTATTAAACTTTTTAATCTATCTAACGGAGCGATAACTTCAGGATTACTTCTAGCACCTGAATATTCACCCATTAAACCTAATGTTGGTCCTGATACAATACCACCATCAGCGAACTGAGGTATTGGTTGGGCTGCTATTGTAGCTACTTGTACTGCCCCTAAACCAGCAACTATTGATGACATAGGTATACCTAAAGGACCTAATTGACCTAAAGTCTTAGTAATTGCTAATGCTGTATTCATAACAGCACTTGATATAGCAGAAATTTTTTCAGCTATAGCTGCTTTTCTTTGTAATTTAGCCTTCTTATCAGCTACTTGTTTATCTAATTTCTCTTGAGCTGCTGCTTGCTCTTCACTATTCATACCTGAAGTGGCGATTGCTTCAGTTTCTCTTTTATGATAGTTATCTAAAGCTATCATTTTATTGTTAATCATATTAGAGAAAATACTACCAACCATTTGTATCGACTCGCTCCACTTTTCAAAAAATCTACCAATCAAATCACCTGCTTTAAATAACCCTTCTTCAAGTTTTGATAGAGGTATTGTTGGTTCAGGCATTTCCATTCGACCACCTCTTAACTGAGGCATATCTACATCAGGCTCAGAAGTTTCTAAAGCATCCATATAACCTTGAGCTGCTGTTGTAACATCTTTATAGTTATCGGTTAAATTTTCTACTTCTATATTAATGCCATTTAAAGCATCTTCTTGCTCTTTTTCTAATTCATTAATTCTATTTAAAACATCTCCCCACTCATTGTATTGCTTCATTAAAGCCTCCTTTGCATCAACAGCAAAAAAGTGTAATTTATTATGTTCTTCAAGTATTCTATTTCTCTCTTCTTCAGCTTCTAATTTCTTTAAATCTAAACTTGATTTACCCGACCTATCTAATTCTTTATTTATCTCAGCTAACCTATCTGCTGCTTTTTTTGCTTTTATTTGAGTTTCATCTAACTCTTTATTAGCTTCTCTATTGTTATCTCTAAAAATTAACCAATGAGCTGCGATTGCTGTTATTACAACTGCTAAAGCACCTAAAGGATTAGCCATTATAGCTAGAGTTAATAATTTTATACCACCTGTAACTAAAGCTATAGCTGAAGTCATTGCTCCCCAAGCTGCTGTAGCTAAAGATAGTGTAAGTAATAGTGGTCCCAGAACTGCTGCTATTCCAGCTATTTGTAGTATTAATTTCTTTGTACCACCATCTAAATCTTTAAATGCACTAGCTAATTCAGTTATTTTTTGTATAATAGGTAATATAGCATCAGCAATTAAAGCACCCATCTCAAGTTTCATCCCCTCGATAGCTGATTCCATCTTTTTAACTTTAGCGAAGGTTGTTCCTCCCATCGCTTCAGCCATTTCATCTAATCTGCTAGTATTAGTTTGATACTCTTGAGTTAATTCTGCTACTTTATCTTTGTTCTTAGCAAGAATAAGTATTTGATTGGCTGCTGTAACTCCAACGAGTTTTTGGGCTTGTTCTAAACCGAATTGCCCTTGAGTAACTAAATCTAATATTTCCGTAAAAGAACGACCCTCTTTGTGTAACTTCATAAAGACTTTACGAAGCCCTGTACCTGCTTTAGACGCTTTGATACCATTATCCATTAGAACACCCATCATCGCTGATAGTTCTTCTAATTCTACTCCTACAGCGTTTGCTGATGCCCCTGCGTGACCGAAAGCAGTCGAGAATGTGCTAAGTTGTACGGATGAATTTGCTGCTGCTGAAGCTAAAGTATTTGCTACACTTGCTGCATCGCTTGATTCTAATTGAAAAGCGTTTATGGAGGACGCTGTTACTTCGGCTGCAAGAGATAAATCTTCTCCCGTTGCTAATGCTAAGTCTAATATAGATTTCTCCATATTTTTAATAGCAGTCGGGTCGAAACCTTTACGACCTAATACTAATTGAAGGTCAGCGACTTGAAGTGCAGTAAATTGTGTAGTAGCACCT